CGATGGTAAGCAAAGATCGTATTGGCCAGAGTTCTGGTCTATGAAATATCTGAATGAAAGAAAGCTAGAAGATCGGGTGGCTTTTGCGTATCAGTATTTAAATACAGCTGTAAGGTCCACTGATGTAGGTATCTCTCCTGAGCTGATTATTAAAGCCCAAGTGCCTGAAGATTATGACTGCTTAGGAGTAGGAATCGACCTTAGTGCAGGTTTACGGGAAAAGAATGACTGGACCGTAATGACGCTTGGCGGAATCAAAGAAGGCAAAATTTACATGATCGATCAACGTCGTGCCCGCACCATGGGCAATCTTGAAAAGATGGACATTCTTTGCGAAATGCTTGCAGACTGGAACATCCTTGCTGAAAACGATGAAGGTCAATTTTTTCCAACAATGTCGCCGTGCGTAATATGGCCTGAAGCCGTTGCTTATCAGAATTCATTTGAAGGTGATTTCAAAAGGATAATAATTGAACAACGTGCTTTATACAACTTGAGCGTGTCGCCAGTAAAAGGATTTAAAGGAGATAAATTGGCAAGATTAAGAGGTGTTCTAGGATTATATGAAAACAAAAGAGTTGTTTGGAATAAATGGAGAAAGTGGAATGTATTAGAAGACGAACTTTTAAACTTTGGTCATTCACCTCACGATGACGCTGTAGATTCAATGGTATTAACAATAGGCGGCCTTTTAAGAAGAGGAAACTTACAAATTGACTACAATAGTGAAAGCTTTAATTTGTAAATATTAAATGTCTAAATCAAGGAAAGCAGGAGCAGGCAACTTAGCCGGTTATGTTGAATATTTAAACAACTACGATAGAACAGCTAGTGGTGCTGGATCCGGCAAAGATTCTGATCGATTCAGTGCTCTAGATATTCGTCGTGCACATGCTGCCGCCAAAGATTTTGGATTAAATAAATATAGAGCAGCAAAGCAAGTTCTTAAATACGCTGATCGTAATAAAGATGAAACTAAAATGGGAGGTAAAGCTGAAGAGGCATTAGGTAATTTAAGAGATATGATAGATAATCGTCCAAAAAATAATGCTGATGAACCAAATACTGAACCAACACCTACACCTGAAACAACTCAAACTCCAACTAATAGTCAGCAAACTGGGAATGTGAGTGGTGGAGATTCTGGAATTGTTTCACCTATTTCTCAGAATAACGACATTGGTATTGAAGGCAATAACAATCAAGTAAATCAAGATAACTCTATTAGTCAAACAATTGATAATAGAGATCAATCAGATAATAGAGATCAATCAGATAATCGTCGTTACTATGGTGGCAGTAATCGTGTCTTTAACTATCAAGGCGGCGGTGGAGAAAGCGGTTTATATGACTCTGCTGCAAGTAAAGCAACTATGGGCGGCTTCTTTGATACTGATGATAGCCCTGCTGCAGCAGCAAGATTTATGGATATGTATATTGATTCCAATATGCTTGGCCAAAGAGATATGCAAAAGAGCTACAACAAACGCAAAATCAGTGATTATGGTGCCAATGATCCTGAAAGAATAAGTCAATTAGAAAGTGGCTTAAACAAATCTATTACAGAATCACGCAATCGTTCTAACGAACGAAGCCAGAACTTATTTGGAAGAAGTCCATTTACCGGCAATTTCGAATTACCAGAAATTCCACCTCCGGTAGAAGATAAGACTCAAGAAATTTACGAAGATGCTATGGATCGAATCAAAAAGATTTAAACTGTAAATAACTAAAGAGAAATAATATGGCAAACACTGCCGTTAAAGGTGAATTTCAACAAATCCTCTTAGCTGCTAAAGAACGTCGAGGGGATTTGTCTGTAGACACAATGATTGTGTCTTCTCATCTCGCCCAAATGCGTACATTCATGCTGCGCAGAGGTATTGAATTCTTCTCAGAGCAAGATTCATTTGGAAAACGCAGGGATTTTCTAGCACGTATTGTTGAAGAAAACATGCTCGAAATGAAATACGACAGTATTGTCGATTATTTCTTGTGTGATGGACAAGGTCTGTTTTATTTCAGACCATCTGGTGAAAGTTATCAAATTCTATACTTCCCTCAGGAAAATTATCGAGCATATCGTGATCAAACTGGTGAACTTGAGTCAGTTGTCTTGATATATTCATTTAATGTTCAGCAAACACATGGATTAGCTGATAACTATCCGTCTGCAAACGGTAAATCTGGCAAAAAGAAATATATTCAACTAAAAGTCTACAAAGATCGCATTGAGCAAACAATTTCTGACGAAAAGATTGAGTTTGCAAATCAAATGAGTGCAATGCCTGTAGGCAGCCCTGGACAAACTGAGACATTAACCAATAGTTTGGGCTTTATTCCTGCAGTTGAAGTGTTTAATCACATGGACTGCACTGGAGAAGCTACAGGTAATGGTGAATTCGATTGGTTGGCACACCAAATCTTATATCACGATGAATTAGTACGAAACATTCGTAAGAACATGAAGTTCTTCGGTAATCCCACTCTTATTTCTAGTAGACCTAAGCATGACATCGTTGATAGTGGTGATGAGAATTCTTTTCGTCCTACAATTAGCTCTCAAGCCGGTTTTGCACCAATTGGAGCATCCTCTAGATCAAGTACTCGTGTAAGTCAGCCCTTTGGCGGCGCATCGCTTGATGGTCAGATCAAAGTGCCTCGCGTGATTGCCAACCTTGAACCAACTGATCGAGTTGGATACATGACACCCGACAGTGTGTCTGGCGATCAAAATCTGTATGTCAAACAATACCGATCTGAGATTCGCTTAGCGCTAGGCGGTGTTGATGACATTGATATCAATACAGCTGCAACTGCATACGAGATTAAAACTCTATATGGACGTGTTGCTGCTACAGCAGAGAAAAAGGCAAGGTCATTATTTACCTACGGACTGTGCCGTCTATTTGCAATGATGATTTACGCTGAAGAGCGTAATTTTAGAGAATCATTTGCAGTTGCTATTGGACTTGAAGAGCCAATGCTACCTCTTCCTGAGGAATATAAAGATGAGGAGATGTATAAAAAAGCTGCTGAGAAATACAAAAAAGATTATCGCAAATTCGTCGAAAAACGTGATAATGAGATGCGTGTTAGACTAGACTCAGGTGAGATACCTCCTGGTGTCACTGGCCTCATCCCCGATGGCTCAACAAAAGTCAGCTGGAGATGGATGGGCGAAGTCTTTGAAGAAAGTACTGATGACATTCTGAATAACAGTATTGTCGTTCGAAACCTTCAAGAATTAGGAGTTGATTCTATTGAAGCTCTGAAATATCTCTTCCCCGGAAAAACTGACGAAGAAAGAGCCGCAATGTTAAGCGGATTTCCGTTCAGAATGGTCCAGCAAACCCAAAGCAGTATTAACAGCTTTATCAGTCTTCTTGGTAGTTTCTATCAATTACCACATCCACAAATGCCAGACATGCCTCTGGCATCTGACCCGAACCTTGATATGACAGGGTTCTTATATCGATCTTTAGAATTTTTACGTAAGGAGTTAAGTTACAGTGGAAGTTACAAGCCAGGCGACAGCAGCAGCACCCCAGACGAGCTCAGCAGCGCCGACCAATTACGTGCCCAGCGCGGCGAGTCAGTACGCGACGAGCGCACCCCAAACCTCCCAGGTATCACCGGCCCAATCGGTGGCACCGCAGGTTCCGGCTTACCAGGCACCGGCCCAGGCCCAGCAGGCTTCGGCACCCCAGGTCAATCCATGGCAACAGGCGTTTCAGGCTCTGAGCGCAAGCCTGAATACGTCCAGCCCCTCCCAGGCCCAGGTTTCACCCTCGGCTTACCAAACGACGCCAACCCCGCAGGCAACTACACAACCCAGCTGGGCTTCAATGGCGCAATCGGTAGCCCCGACTTCGCAGCCCCAAGTTTCAACCCAGGCATTTTCGGAAGCAGAGGTCAGCCAGCTGGTGCAGCAGGCGGCTCAGCACGGAGCAAGTCAGGCTCAAGATCAGTATCTAAGCGGAATCAGCAACGAAAGTCTTGAAGTACTTGAGCACTTCGGTGCTGAAGCCCCTGCTCTTCTGAACACCTATGCCTGTGCCGTTGAGGATGCTCTGATTGAGCAGGTTCATCGCGGTAACGACGTAGTCACCAGCTTTGAAGCTTCAATGGAGCAGAACGGTGCTATGAACACCATGCTCACTAACCCCGATGTACTTGCTGACTATGTCAACGAGTTCTTCGGTCCTAACGGCCCTTATCCAACCGAGACAGCTGAAGAAACCGCTACTCGCGAGCAAGCTGAAGCCCGTGCTCAGTTTGAAGCTGAAATCGAAGCTCAAGAAAAAGGTCAAGTTCCTCCAAACTTCCAGCGTCCTCAAATGGAAATGCCAACACCTGGCCGTCAAGAAAACGTCGCTAACGACTTCTGGGGCTCCTTCAGCCAGTTGATGGACAGTAATCCTGAGCAAGCTTGGCAGTACCTCTCCCAAGCTCCTCAAGGCGCTTTGCAGGGTAAAGCCCTGATTCAAGATATCTGATGGGATATAACTCTGGCGCTAGAGCAAGAGAATTAGGCATCGGCTCTTCCGGGTCGTTGCCTTCTAATCCTGATCTAGATTATGTATTTCACGGTAAAATTACTCCTCAAATACTTGAGAAAGTACTTGGCCGTAAACCAACGCCAGAAGATATTGCAACTGCAGTTGAATTAGCATCTAGACCTGAAAACAAAAATCTAGATATTTTTGTTAAAGAGCTATTAGGTGTTGGGGGCGACTATGCACTTAAAAATGCAGCCCCTGATGTCGCTAGTAAACAACGAATGGCTGGACAAGTACTTGCAGGATCAGGAGGGCTCGCTGCACTGTTGGCAGCTATCGACTATGCAGATGGACCTGAACAAGGCCGTATTTAATTTGCATACAATATAAATAACAACGAAAGCTTGTAGAGATGATTAATCCGACTTTAGCTCAGGCTCATTTAAATAAAGGCGAAGCAGGAATGGTTCAGAAGACGCCTTTGGTTGGCAACCTGATGGATGCAGGTGCTGCTAGCAAGGTTGCCTTGAATCCTCAGCAGAATATTAGTGCTCAGCAGCTTATGACAAAAGTTGGTCAAGATGCTGACACTGCAGTAATTGGCAAAATTGCAGAACAAGAAGGAGCTATGCGTACTGCTCAGCTCAAAAATTCTCAAGCGAAGTATACTGCAGACCAAGCTATTTCTACAATGATTTACGCCCAATATGGTGCAAATTCAGCAACTGCATCATTTGCAAATCCTGGTGAGACAGAAAGATATGGTAATAGTGTTAGGCAACAGTTATTCATAAAAAATGCAACAACGGCTTAATTTGTACGATTGATAGAATAAAAAAGGAATAATTAGTGTAACGCTGTGAATAGTAGAAAGGCAGGAGAATTTGTCTCTGATCCAGAGCTATTTCAAACTATTTTTAAACACCTGACATCTGATGGTGTGCCTGATCAGGCGGCTAATCAAATGACAGCAGAAATGGTCACCAGTGGCACTGATTTTGATAGCTCTATTGAACAGTATCAGCGTAATTTTAATAATTTTAAAGAAAGAGGATATAACGAACACGCTGCTCAAGCAATGGCTGTAGAAGCAATGGAAACAGGAGAAAAGCCAACAGAAAGTCTCAGGTTTGCAAGAATATACGGTTGATAAATAACATTTAAGCTGATAGAATTAAGTATCAGTGAAGATTGAATATGTCACAATCCAAGAGTACTGGAGATTCTGTTCGCTCCTATTTACGCGACATTGGACGAATCCCACTTCTTGAACATGATGAAGAGATTCTGCTTGGTCGGAAAGTACAACGTTTAATGGAAATTAAAGCGTGTGAAGAACTGGCAAGCACATCTACAAACGAAGATTTGGCAGGTGTTTTAGGAATAACTGTCAAGGATCTAAAGCGAGAAATGCGTGAAGGTGAAAAAGCAAAAGACAAAATGGTGACTGCTAATCTTCGCCTAGTTGTATCAGTAGCTAAGAAATATACAAAACGGAATATGGATTTACTTGATATTATTCAAGAAGGAACAATTGGACTGGTAAGAGGTGTTGAAAAATTTGATCCGGGCCGTGGCTATAAGTTTAGTACTTATGCATATTGGTGGATTCGGCAAGGGATTACTCGCGCAATCGCTGAAAAATCGAGGGCGATTCGGCTACCAATTCATGTTACAGAGAACCTCAACAAACTTAAGAAAGCCCAGCGTGAGCTGAGCCAAATGAATGGTGAGATTCCGAATGTATTTGAATTATCTGAGTACTTGAATTTAAGTGTTGATGAGATCAAAGATTTGATGTGCAAGGCTCGTCAGCCAACATCACTAGAAATCAAAATTGGTGAAAACCGCGACACTGCATTGATCGACTTGCTTGAAGATAAAACGCAATTGCCAGATTTGCTACTAGAGCAACAGTTTATCAAAGAAGACATTCGGGATCTTATTGATGAGCTACCTGAAATGCAAGCTGCTGTAATCAGCATGCGCTATGGAATTGGTGATGAAATACTTGAGCCAATGTCAATGACAGCAATTGGTCAGATCTTAAACATGAGTCGAGATCGTGTAAGAACGCTAGAGCACAAAGCACTGAAAGCGTTGAGAGAACGGTCAAATTGCGTTAGTGACTATGTTTAATACAATAGAAGAACGTAAGATCATGCAGCATGAACGTTACAGCAGAAATCTTAAAGCACGATCAGGTTTATTCTGCAAGTGATAATACTAATCCAGACCGTTATGCATCTGGAAAAGTACTTAATTACGCAAGTGGTGCAAGCATTAAAAATGCAGATGTTGAAGAAATAAGTGTTGTTCCGTACAACCTTCACTATGAAGATGCTGTCGGATTATTTGGTGTTGAGAACTACTTTTCACGTATTAACCTAAACGTTGTTGGTGATATCGTGCTGGCTGAATATATGGAGCCAGGATACAATGCAGCAAAAATTGACTTATTTGATACGTCAGTATCACCAAGTTATACCTTAGCTGCAAAAGATGATGATGCACCGGAAAACGATATTGATTGGAATAGTGCAGCTACACCTGCTATAACGCTGCCAGATATAGGTACAGAAACTTATTTAAGTGTGCAGTTAATCAATCACGAAACTAATAATATATATAACGATAATCATTTAGATGTTCGCTTGTATACAAGTGAGCACGAAGAACATCCATACGATCTTATGTTTATCAAACCAAAAGATCACTTTTTTGTTGGCATTCATGCAAGAAATACTCGCAGACTTCCGTATAATATCGAAATCAAGATTGGAGAAGAATACACTCCTCTCGAATCAATTACAAATCGGTCATATATTATGAAAAGTCCAGACCGACCCAGTTATTAGCCTTCTGCTTTTTTCTTGGTAGCCTTCCTAGAAAGTTTAACTGTAGGGACAGGAGAAGGTTTAGTATTCAGAATAGCAGTAGCCTTTGTGGATTGAGCCGGAGCGACTTCTTTAGGTTCAGGTCCTTTGGGCTTTTCAGAGGATCCTTGGGGCTTAACAGTCATGACCTTACCGCCACTGATAGTTGGCAAGACATAATGTTCGATTAAGACAAGATCACGAGTAAACAGAGCTGCACGAGAAACGTTCTTTGCTCCATAAAATGTAAAGTTAAATTTACCATCGTGATCAATACGCACATAAGTGCCATTGTTAGAAGCAACTGCAAGTTTGAGAACTTCGCCGTTAGCAGTTACGTCAAAAATAGTGCAGTCAACATATTGAACACCATTAGTAGTGTGCCACCATTCTTTTACTTTATGAGTATCACCGCCGCGCTTAGGCCGGGTCAAGAGAAGCTCTTTACCAGTATGCTTGCTTACGTCTTTTACACCAGTAAGAATAAGACTATCAGCCATTTTTGCGATTACAACTTTCTTCTATTTTAGTCCATTTAAGATTACCAACGATGTTGTTATCTTTCTGACCATCGACATGACGAACTCTGCTACATGACTTTGTGCGACCGGGTAGTGATAGTGGTGGTTTTAAAAAGGCAAGCGCAACAAGGGTATGAACAGCTACTGTAATTGTCTTTTTTCTACCAATCCTTTGCGTAAGATTAACTTGCATATATCCATTTTTATTTTTACGTTGTTTTAATACCTTTTCTGACTTGCCTTTCGTACTCTTGATTTCTCCTTTGCTATTTATATAGTATTCAATACAACATTCATAACCTGGCAAAGTATGAATCGGAGTCCATTCGTTGTCGTCGATAAATTCCATTGTTATTAACCACAAAATATTGGGGTATATGTTTCAAAGTATAGCAATAACTAGTAATATCGGTATATGTGACTAAGTCGAAGTCACTTATAAACTTTTTAGCTTACGGAGTTACGATCCTATGTGGATTGATAATGATTTCCCGAAGCTTCTTGGTGCAGAGCTTTATCGTCCCCACCCGGCTTACATCATTGAGATGGCAGTTGAGCCTGTTGTGGTGCACGACTTCTCCAAGCAACCCGGTCAAACTGTTCAGTTAGATCGCTATCGCTTCTGGGGCAAGCCCGGCACTAAGGAGTCCCGTGAGCGGACTGCTGATCAAACCCTTGGATCCGCCTCCGCCCGCAACATCGTGAAGGATAAAGTGCTGGTGACTCTTCGTGAGTACACCGGACCTGCTGATTCCCGCGATTCCTCTCAGCCCTCCACCTTCAAGGTGGCTCGTGAAACTCTGATCACCGCTCAGCGTCTGCTGCTGGATACCGGCAACCTGAACGTGTTCCATCAGAGCATCGGTTCTCTGACCCTGCTCGACGACTATCGCCGCTGGCGCGATCGGGTGTTCGCTAACGAACTCCTGAAAGCCGAAGCCGCTGGTCAGGCAAGCAAGGACCAAGGTGGTTACTACCTGCCTGGCAGCAAAGCCAAAGGCGGCTCTGGTGGCACCCTCGGCGTTACCTACGCCGCTGGCGAATCCGCCAAGTTCGATGTGAAGACCGACCTTCTGGAAGTTGTGAAGGACATGCGTAAGCGCAACGTCCCCACTTTCGCTGATGGTTACTATCGCTGCATCGTGGATCCAACCGCGATGATGCATCTGCGCCAGAACGCTGACTTCCGCGAGATCGCTCGCTATCCGGGCAATGGCATGATTAACCCCATGCAGCCCAACCAGGCTCCCAACGCCAACTTCTACCAAGGCATGGGTCCTGCTTACGGCCAAGCTGGCTTCGTTGCTGGCCAACCCGTTATGCCAACTGGCTTCCTCTTTGAGGGCGTCCGTTGGTTCGAGTCCACCAACCTGCCCGAGACCACTTACAACCTCGTGGTGACTGACGAGTCCAGCTCTGCCGCTGACTACACGGCAGCTCAGCTGATCTTCTTCGGCCCTCAAGCTGTTGGCGTGGGTATTGGTGGTAACAACGCTCAGATCCTGCTGAACAACAACGACGACTTCAGCCGTTTCATCATCATGATCTGGAGCCTGTTCGCCGGTTTTGAAACTCTGAACAGAGATTTCATTACGGTTGGTTACTCTTTCGTTTACTGATAGGAGGTAACTAACAATGTCCGTAATTTTCCCCGGTAATTATGTTTCTCACCTGAACGCATATCGCGAACAAGGTGTTGAAGCTCTCCCTGGTGTCGAGTTCTACCGCATCGTTGGTGCGCTGGTTCTGGATCCCGACAACGCTGGCACTCTGTCCAGCGGTTCTCTGTCGGCTGGCACCTACAACCTGAAGGTTCTGTCCCCTGACCTGCGTCAGGATGACAAGCCCCGTATCGATAAGAGCTTCGTGATTCCCAAGAATTCCGTTGTCTATCGCACCGCTGTTTCCGCCCCTGGCGTGAAAGCAGCTGCTTCCGGTAACACCATCAAGATTGCTGCTCTTGGCGGCAACGCTCCTGGTAACACCGGCAGTGAAGTGACCCTGACCGCTGGTACTGATCTCTTCTTCCCTGCTGCTGGTGCTATTTCCCCAATGCTGGGTGTTCTAAATGGTACTGCTGTTAGCACTTCTGCTGACACTGCAGTTCAAGTTGTAACTTCTGCAGCATTCACCGCTGAGCAGTATCCTTCTGCTGGTGCTGATCGTAAGAGCCCTTCCGCCATTCTGGTTGAAGTCTGCTACTACCGTGGAGCTTCTGCTCCCGACATTGACGACGCTCACATTCCTTACGGAATCGAAGCTGGTCAAAGCGCTTGATTCATATAATCAACATCACAAGCGTCTCTTCGGAGGCGCTTTTTTTGTGCCTATAATATTGTTAGGTATACCCCAAAGATATGTCCGACCACAAATTATTTCAAGACACCAAAACCGGTAAGTTGGTGGAATTTGTTACTCAGCACGATAAAGAATTTGCAATGGTTAAAGACGCTGCTGGTGGCGTCACTTTTATGATGCTAGATCAGTTAGTTCCTTATGATCCTCAGAAAGGGCGTATGGCAAAGATCGCTCGTGTAGAGCAGGAACCACCTGAAGAACAGCTGCCTCAAACTGTTGTTCCGATTGAAGATACTCGATTAAATCTGAATGCAGCACCTGCAGAGCAAATCGCTAAAAGACTTCCGGGCGTTGGCTTTGCTACTGCCAAGAAAATTGTTGAGCTGCGTATGTCATTAAGTGGTGAACGATTTGCCAATTTGAAACAATTGGAAAATATTCCTCGCGTTAACTGGGAGCAGCTGATTGAAGAAGACTTGATTTTTATTAGTTAAACTAGTGATATCAAAGTAAAAGTGTAGTAATGGCTATTAGTATTGAGGAAGCGTTACTAGCGAAAGCAGCGCAAGATGAACAGAACCGTATGGGACTTGGCACTGCTACAGCACTTGGTGCTGGCCTTGGTGCATTAACAGGAGTCACTGCTGGCACAGTTCCTCATGCTGCTGGTCTTCAGATCAACAAAATCAAAGATCGGTTGGCTGCTGGTCAAGGGCTAGTCCCTGCTCCAAATACTGGAATGAGAGGCGTTCGTAATGCGGTTCGGCCTGGTATGCGTTTTGCTGGTGGTTTAGTCGGAGCAATCTTGGGTGGAGGATTAGGAGCAGGAGCACGGCAAGCAATGATTGAAAACTCCCCTGCTGCGACACTGCTTGCAAAAATTCAAACTGGGCAAGAGTTAACACCAGTCGAAACTCAAATGCTTGAAAATGAATTAGCAACTACTTACAGCAATATTACAAAAGGAGTTGCCTAATGGAACTAGACGATTATCTAAAATCTAAGGTTCGATTTCATCTTGGTTTTAATGCTGGTGCACAAATCCCTGCTGGTGATCGCTCACGATTAGAAGAAGCCATGTCACTTATACCAGATGACTACTGGTATGAACAGATTGGCTATCACATCAAACGATGTGACATTGCATGGAGAGCTAGTGCAGCTATTCCTGATGATTATTTTGATGACAATGGCAGCCGAGTACTTAACCCTTCACGTCAAGAAATTATTTCTGGAGACGTCAGTCGAACAATTAATACTTCTGATCCGTTAAAAGGTGATGAATATTTCAGAGAAATCTATCTGAGAGAAGTCGATCGACTTGCAGAAAGCCTCTATGTACCAAATTATCGAAG